ACATAATTAATATGATGAATACAACATCCTAGACTTGACTTTTTGACAGATATATAGTATATTAGTATCTGTGTTATGGCAAGTTATATTGATTTAAAGTTTATTACAAATATTTCAAGTAGATTAGGCCAGTTTAAAAAGAAAACTGACTATCTATTTAACTTTAGATGTCCTCATTGTGGTGATTCTAAAAAGTCCAAGACAAAAGCAAGAGCATATTTTTATAGAGTTAAAAATGATATGTTCTTTAAATGTCATAATTGTGGACAAGGCCAAAGTTTAGCTAACTTTATTAAAAATATTGACCCTAAAATGTATGAACAATACCTTTTAGAAAGATATAAAAAATCGGCACCAGCGACACCGAAACCAGAGTTTGATTTTAAACCTGTAAAGTTTAAAGATACAACTCTATTGGATAAGTTGAAAAAGATTAGTGATCTAACGCCAGATCACCCCGCTAGATTATATTGTGTAGATAGAAAAATACCAGAAAAGTATTTTAATATTTTATATTTGTCTGATAAGTTTATGACTTTAGTTAACGAAGTAAAACCAAATACTTACAAAGTAATTAAAGATCATCCACGATTAATTATACCGTTCTTTGATACGACAGAAAAGTTATTTGCTTTTCAAGGTCGTGCCTTTGGTAATGAACAACCAAAATATCTAACTATTAAGTTAGACGAAGGGAAACAAAAGGTATATGGACTTGAAAGAATTAATTTTCAGCAAGAGGTTTTTATCACGGAAGGTCCGATTGATAGTTTATTTATTGATAATTGTTTGGCTGCTGGTGGAGCAGATTTATTTTTAAAAAATAAAATTCCTAATGATCAGATAACATATATATTTGATAACGAGCCAAGAAACAATGAAATTGTAAATAGAATGTATAAAGTGATTGAACAAGATTATAACATTGTAATATGGCCAGATGATATTCAACTAAAAGATGTAAACGATATTATAAAATCAGGTGTGTCAGTTAATCAATTAAAAGAAATTATAAGTAGTAACACTTACTCAAAGTTAAGTGCTATGACAAAATTAAATTATTGGAAAAAAGTTTAAGGGGGAAAAATGGTAGATAAACAACAAGATATAAATGTAGTAAAACGTGGAACAAGAGGCAAAGAACCTTTAAACATTGATAAGATACACGATATGGTAGAATACGCTGTAGAAGATATTAAAGGCGTATCATCATCTCAGGTTGAGATGACAAGTGGTTTACAATTTTATGATGGAATGTCAACAGATGAAATTCAACAAATACTAATTAAGTCGGCCGCTGATTTAATATCATTAGATAATCCAAACTATCAATATGTGGCGGCTAGATTACTTCTTTACAGTTTAAGAAAACAAGTTATAGATAAGTTGTGGGATCACCCACACATTTATGAACACGTAAAAAAATGTGTAGATAAAAAAGTTTATGATGAAAAGATTTTAGAGTGGTATGATAAAAAAGATTTTGACAGAATGGAAAATTGGATCTCACACGAAAGAGATTACACTTTTACATATGCTGGCTTAAGACAAGTAATAGACAAATATCTAGTACAAGACAGATCAAGTGGTGATGTTTATGAAACACCACAATTTATGTATATGATGATTGCTGCTACGGTGTTTGCTCAATATCCTAAAAACAAGAGAATGACTTATGTTAAAAAATATTATGACGCTATTTCAACTTTTAAAATTAATATTCCTACTCCCGTTATGGCTGGTGTACGGACTCCTATTAGGCAGTATGCTAGTTGTGTGTTGGTTGATGTTGATGATACTTTATCTAGTATCTTTTCCTCTGACATGGCTATTGGCCGTTACGTTGCCCAAAGAGCAGGTATCGGAATCAACGCTGGAAGAACACGAGCTATCATCAGCCGTATTAGAGGAGGTGAAGTACAACACACTGGTGTTATCCCTTTCCTTAAAAAATTTGAAGCAACGGTTAAGTGCTGTACTCAAAACGGAGTACGAGGTGGTTCGGCAACTGTTCACTTTCCGATCTGGCACGCCGAAATAGAAGATGTTATTGTTCTTAAAAACAACAAAGGCACCGAAGATAATAGAGTTAGAAAATTAGATTACTCTATTCAATTATCAAAATTATTTTATGAAAGATTTATACAAGAACAAGATATAACTTTGTTCTCACCACATGAAGTGCCTGAACTATATGAAGCATGGGGCACACCAGAGTTTGATGATCTTTATATAAAAGCTGAAAGAAAAACATCTATCAGTAAAAAGAAAGTAAATGCTCAAGTTTTATTTGGTAATATTTTAAAAGAAAGAGCAGAAACAGGTCGTATTTACATAATGAATATTGACCATTGTAACACACACTCTAGTTTTAAAGATAGAGTTTATATGTCAAACTTATGCCAGGAAATTACATTACCTACTGATCCAATAGATCACATTGATGGTAAAGGTGAAATTGCTTTATGTATTTTATCAGCAATCAATGTAGGTCAAATAAACAAAAGAGATGAACTAGAAGAACTTTGTGATTTGGCTGTAAGAAGTTTAGATGAAATTATAGATCATCAGGAATATCCTGTTAAGGCGGCTGAAATATCTACAAAGGCAAGAAGAAGTTTAGGTATAGGGTATATTGGTTTAGCACACTATCTTGCTAAAAAAGGTTATTCATATGATCAAAAATTAGCTTGGCGACAAGTTGATAAATTATCAGAAGCTTTCCAATATTATCTGTTAAAGGCAGGTAATCAAGTAGCTAAAGAAAAAGGTGCTTGTGAATACTTTAATAGAACAAAATATTCCGATGGTATCTTACCTATAGACACTTACAAAAAAGACGTAGATGAACTTGTAAACAAGAGATCATTAACGTATGATTGGGAGTGGTTAAGGAAAGAAATAAAAGAGTCAGGCCTCCGACATAGCACACTCTCGGCTCAAATGCCATCAGAATCCTCTAGTGTGGTTTCCAATGCTACAAACGGCATAGAACCACCTAGGGACTATTTGTCAGTTAAGAAGTCTAAAAAAGGACCTCTAAAACAAGTAGTACCAGATTATAAAAGATTAAAAAATAATTATACTTTACTATGGGATATGAAATCAAATGAGGGATATATAAATGTAGTGTCAATAATGCAAAAGTATTTTGACCAAGCAATATCAGGTAACTGGTCATACAATCCTGAAAATTACGAAGACAATCAAGTACCTGTGTCTGTTATGGCACAAGACTTATTAACAACTTATAAATTAGGTTGGAAGACTTCATATTATCAGAATACATATGACGCTAAGAAAGATACAGATGAGCCATCACATCCAGTTGGTTTCCACGATAATGTGCCTGAAGAAAAACCAGTAGAAGAAATTGAGGATCCAGAAAACTGTGATTCTTGTACAATTTAACAAAGAGATAAATAAATCGGACTATGACAAAATCAGTATTAAACAAAAGTAAAGTAGTAGATTTCACAAAACAACCAATGTTTTTTGGTGAAGATTTACAAATACAAAGATACGACACAATGAAGTATCCTTTATTTTACAAATTAACACAGCAACAATTAGGTTATTTTTGGAGACCTGAAGAAGTATCTTTACAAAAAGATAGAAACGATTACCTTGATTTAAGAGAAGAACAAAAGTTTATCTTTACATCTAATTTAAAATATCAAACTATGTTAGATAGTGTACAAGGCCGTGGTCCTTGTTTGGCCTTTTTACCATTTGTATCTTTACCAGAATTAGAAGGCGCTATTGTAACTTGGGATTTTATGGAAACTATTCATAGTAGAAGTTACACATACATTATTAAAAATTTATATTCAAACCCTAGTGAAGTATTTGATACAATTATACAAGATGAAAAAATTGAAAAGAGAGCAAATTCAGTTACAAAAACCTATGATGATTTAATTAAAATGGGTTATCAATGGACATTAGATAAATCAAAAGTTGATATGTATGAACTTAAAAAGAAATTATACTTGGCTATGGTATCTGTAAACATACTAGAGGGTTTAAGATTTTATGTTTCATTTGCTTGTTCATTTGCTTTTGGTGAATTAAAGAAACTAGAAGGCTCAGCAAAGATTATATCTTTTATTGCTAGAGATGAAAGTCAACATTTGGCTATGTCACAAAGAATTATTAATAATTGGAAAGATTATGAAAATGATAAAGATATGTTAAAGATTATAAAAGAAACAGAAAAAGAAGTTTACACAATGTATGATGAGGCCGTACAGGAAGAGAAACGTTGGGCAACTTATCTATTCAGTAAAGGTTCTATGATTGGGTTATCAGAAAAACTATTACATCAGTTTGTGGAATATATGGCCAATAGAAGAATGAAAGCAATTCAATTAACACCTTCATATGACCAAAAAACAAATCCATTACCGTGGACAGATCATTGGTTGAATAGTAGATCAACACAAAATGCTCCACAAGAAACAGAAATTGAAAGTTATGTAATTGGTGGAATCAAACAAGACGTTAAAAAAGATCAATTTAAATCGTTTAAACTATAATGATAGAAAAAAGACAAAAAACTTGTTCTAGTTGCGAAACTAAATATACAGTAGAATGGGATATTGAGGTACAAGACCTTGAGCCATTAACTTGTCCATTTTGTGGACGTGAGGTAGAGGAACTAGAAGATGATGAAGAAGAAATTTGGACAAACGAATCCGAAGACGATAATTGGAATTGATTATAGTTTAAATAGTCCTGCTGTATGTGTATCTACAAATGGTGGTACTTCATTTAGCGATTGTTACTTTTATTACTTGACTAGTAAAAAAAAGTATATAGGTAAAATGTTAGAGAATGTTATTGGTTATGAACATAAAGAATATAATGGTCCTATTGAAAGATTTAAAAACTTATCTGATTGGGTATTACATATACTTGATACACTCCATAAAAAACAAACAGACAAAGATATTTTCATTGAGGGATACTCATATGGTTCAAAAGGCCAAGCGATTTTTCAAATTGCTGAAAACGGTGGTATTCTTAAATACAGATTACAAAAAAGATATAATTGTAGAACGATTGTACCTAGTGTTATTAAAAAACACGCTACAGGCAAAGGTAATGCCGATAAAGAAAAAATGTATGAACAATTTACAAGAACACAAGGTGTTGATTTAATGAAAGTATTTGATGTACAAAAGCTAAACAACCCTATTACAGATATTGTAGATAGTTATTATATAATGAGAGCAGGTTATGAAGATAGCATTAGTAACAACATTTAACGAAAAACTTTACGAGTATTACGCTCATAGATTTATAGCAACTTATTGTTGGCCATTTGATTGTTATGTTTACCACGAAGGCTGGACACCAAAAATTCAATATGATCTTCCTCATATTAAGTATAGAGATATAAATGAAACAAATCCAGAATTAAAAGCTTTTATCCATAGAAATTTATCCAGAAATATTGATAGTCAATACGATAAAGATATTGTACCAACTACTGATTACAAAATGGATGCTATTAGATTTTGTTACAAGATATTTGCTAAGACACATCTAATGCTTGATTGTGATTATGATTATGTATTTTGGGTTGACGCTGATATAGTATTTAAAAAGACTATTACTGAACAAGAAGTAGTAAATAAATTTTTACCACAAGACCAAAGTATATCTTTTATTGATAGACCTAGTTATTATAGTGAATGTGGCTTTGTAGGTTACAATCTTACAAAACCTGCCACAAAAAGGTTTATATATAATTTAAGAGAACACTATACAAAAGACTTATTATTCCAAGAAAGAGAATGGCATGATAGTTATGTTTGGGATTGTGTTAGAAAGAAATGGCTAATAGGTGAACCACAATATAATTTAGCACCAACTATTAGAAAGGT